CTAAGCATTTCGCTCAGTCGCATGCCTGTGTAACAGAGGACAAGGACATACTTTAGGTTTGGACATTTGCCAACATTCTTCCACATCGTGTCGAGTTGCTCCTTTGAGAAGGCCACTTTCTCTGCCTGTTCTTCCTTCTGGATGTACAGGTACTCAGCGTAGTTTCGATCCACGATGTCGAGCTGCATGGCATATCTCCAGAGGGATGTACCCAGAGCCTTCATGTTCTCCTTTGTGCGTTTTCCGTGGGGGCATTCATCAATGCACTTCTGCATGTGTTCTGTCCGTATCTTGGCCACCTCTACATAGTACAAAGGAGAGAAATACTTGTATGCAGATTTATAGCAGTTAATTGTGGACTGGCCAACCTTCTCCTGATGTCTGTCCATCCACTTCTTATAGAGATCCTTGAATTTTACATTCATGTCCTGCTGAGGTAGGTCCTGCTTTAGGTTGGGCAAATATTCTATGGCTTCCGCTTTTGTAGCGAAGCCTCTTTTTTTGCGCTTCTTACGGACAAGGGTTCCATCCTCATCATCCCAACCTATGGTATATTCTGCGATCCACTTGCCATTTGTATCCTTGTACACTGTCCCCTGTCCGTTTCCACGCTTCTTGATGGATCGTTCCCGGACCTGCTTTGCTCCACAGTAATTGCAGAACCTGGAATCGTCCAGAATCTCTTTCTTGCATTTTTTACAGAGCATAGGTCCTCCCTTCTACTGTATTATAGTAACAATATTGCTATTGTAACCACCGTTATGATAAAAAAACAGGCAAATATGACCACATCAACAGTAAAGCTGTAGCCTTTCTTAATTGTCTTTTCTGCGATTTTGCTTACTATCAACCATGCAATAGCAGATATGTATATAGCTGCTGTGAATATGTACCACAATACCCGTAACACTGGCAGTGTCCTTCTTTCATAATATTTACTGTCGTGTTTTTGCGACTCGTTTAGACAAGTTTATGTTGACTATTCGAAAAATTGCACCTATAATTTAATTAGAACATCTGTTTGGAATCGTATGCACGAAAGGGGTAAGATGATGACTAAGAACGAAGAAGAACTGATAAGAATTATTCGTGAAAACGATAAACCAGAAAAGGCAAGCATATCAAGAAGCGTGACGGAGCGGATTACCTTCCCTGGGCAGAGTGCCTGAAGCTCCTGTATGAGAACGGTGCCGAAGAGGTTCAGTTCGAAGCACTGACCAATGAGAACGGCTCCAGCCTGTTCATGAGCGATATTACATTCACCGACAAGAACGGCAACACCAATCGGTGCTATGAAGTCCGGGTGAGAGTTGGCATCGACCTTGGCAAGGGCAATGGCAAGCAGTTCTACATGAGCTACCCTGTGATGAACGGCATCAATGCTGTCCGGGATAACCTGATGAACCAGAACGCAGTCCATAAGGCACAGATGAGAGCCTTCGTCAAGTGCGTGGCTATCAACACCGGCCTCGGCTTCGATCTCTGGAGAGACGATGCTGACATCGAAAACGATGTGGAGGACCTTAGCAAGCATAATCTGTTCGCAATTAAGGAGCGCATGCAGCAGGCTTACACCAGAGCCATTAAGAAGGGCATGAGTACCAAGGACATCGCAGAGAAGCTGCAGATGACCGAGGATGAGGTAAGGGTTTACTTCACCTACTTCGCCCAGCTTCACCGCTTCGAAGAGAAGCTGAATGCCTTATGATCGCCAGTCATGACCGCTCCGGCTACTTCGGGGCCTCGGATACGGACAAGGTGATCGGCAACTGGAAGACCAAGACCTGGGAGCAATGGTGGATGCAGAAGATTGGTATCAACACCGACCACTTCGATAACAAGTACACCATCGCCGGTACCAACTGGGAACACCGCATCCTGGACAGCCTGCAACTTCCCAATCTGGAGAAGGACAAGCAGATCATCGTAGAGGACCTGCTGTTGAGAGTCAACCTGGACGGCAACACACCGAGCTGCATCAAGGAGGTCAAGACCTACCAGTGGGAAAAGGGATGGAAGAAGACTCCTCCCAAGTATATCAACCAGGTGCAGGTGCAGATCTTCGCCTCTCGCATCCCTGAAGCAGACATCGTTGCCTACGGACTTGAGCCTGCAGACTACGACAACTTCTTCCGGGAGATTGATCCCAGACGGCTTCAGCAGATCCCGGTAAAGTATGACCCCAATTGGATCGAGACTGTTTACCTGCCTAAGCTGAGAATCCTGGCTGACTGCCTGAAGAGAGGAGTGTTCCCCAATGTCTAAAACGATTACCTTCAGCGAGATGAAACTGGAAGGTGGCTGTGTACTTTGAAAATCTGCTTGGCGGATATGTTGACGGCGATTACTTTGTTCCTGTTCGCTTTGGTTTGAAACATAGCACTACCGGAGAGGCAACTTTGTATGTGATTGTCGATCAGCAGCCGGTTGAAAGCAAAAAAATAAAAGCAGAGGTTGTAAAGACCCCGGACGAACAAGGTGTTCGTGCAGCAATCTCTCGCTCTGCTTTCAAAATAAGTATAGCAAATCTTGCTCGTTTTGTCAATGGAAAAGATCTTCTGCGATACCTGCCGGATAATATGCTTAGCGCCGAACAGAAAAAGACGAAGTGGGAAGGTGTCGCTGAAACCATCAAGAAAACCAACGCAAAAAACGATGAGAAGTATGCGAAGTTTATTGCTGATGGAAATCTGAATGCAGTTCAGAGAATGGTTGACCAAGCAGCAAAGGCTGCCGGATACACGGTAAAGGGCTACCACGGTACACATTCCTATGGTTTCACTTCTGTGGATGGTAACCTTTGGCTGGCCAGAGACAAGAGCGTGGCGAAAACATACGGTCCGTATTTCGGCGCAAGGGGAAGAAAGAATGGCGCTCCGTATGACCAGGACGGAGTGTATGCAATTTATTACAAGCCCGGCAAAAATCTCTACATCGATGCCGAGGGTAATGACTGGGGATCTCTTCCTGTTACCGAAGAAGAATACCCTGGAGTTTATGTCATCGAAGAGGACGGATACACGGAGATTACCACAAACGCAATGGCAGAATGGGCGAACGGAAATGGATACGACAGTATTACTTTTGCCAATGTCGATGACGGTGGCTTCACAACTGTCGATGTGGTATTCAACCCGAAACGAGACGCAAAGTCCGCCGACCCTGTCACCTACGACGACTCCGGCAAAGTGATCCCTCTGTCCGAGAGATTCAAGACGGAGAATGACGATATCCGGTACTCCGATAGAGACTTCCTTGCAGACGACCAGCTAAAGGGCAACTACACCGTGTCCGAAATCAGCGAGATGTTCGATGCGTGGAACAGCGATGCCGGAACTGCGGAGCTGGCAAAGAAGGTCTTTGCAAAACTGCAAGAAATCATGGACAGACAGGAAAAGGCATACTGGGCCATTCCATACCCGATTAGCTTCAAGTCCAATGCGTACCTACAGAAGGCATATCTATGCAGAGATGCAGGAGTGGGATATCATTTAAGGAGGACAATATCATGAGCAACAAGATGTACGATGTGCTGAAGTGGATCGCCATGGTGATTCTGCCTGCAATCGGTACCCTGTACTTTGCCTTGGCAGGTATTTGGGGCTTCCCTTATGCGGAAGAGATTGGTGGCACGATCACTGCCGTGGTCACCTTCCTTGGTGTTGTGTTGGGCGTCAGCTCCGCACAGTACAACAAGAAGAATGCAGAATGAAAAAGAGGGGCGTCCAGAAGGATGCCCCTTTTACTATGTTGGTGGTCATAGTGGTGGTCACAGGAGAAAATTTCCGAAAATTTTAGAAAACAAAAATAATAAAAAGTACCGCAAAACCCTTGTTTTAAGCGGTTTTACGGTACTTTTTGGTGGAGATAACCGGGATCGAACCGGTGACCTCTTGAATGCCATTCAAGCGCTCTCCCAGCTGAGCTATACCCCCATATTTGGTTCGCTGTTCCAGACAGCTTTCGTATTATAGCAGTAACACTTCTGTTTGTCAAGTATTTTTTTGTTTTTATCAGATTATTTTTCGCGTAGTTTGTTGGATTTCCCTTCATCAATCGTAACTTGTTGACTTTTGAGGGCAGCAAGATATAATGGATAGCAAGAGAATTGATTTTCCCGGCCGCAGCAAGCCTTGATACGGCTGTAATTCCAGTGGAATCGGCTCTGCTTTGCTGCCGGAACAATAATTCTGCTGAACGAGGGCCGGAAAGCCATTGAGGACATTGTGGTTGGCGACCATGTCTGGGCATGGGATGAAGAAAACGGCGAAAAATCCTTGCGCCGGGTAACAGAAACCAATGTAAAACAGACTCCTGAGTTTGTCCATCACTGAGTTGCCCTAATCATTCGTAATAAGTACTCCTTCTTGGAATAAGCC